TTTCAGGACGAGGCCCAGAACATATTACAAGGAGCCACAAAAGAAGTTTATCACGCACAATTCACTAAATTTGTTAATCAAGCTATAGGGTCTGGAAGTCTTGAAGAGATTGCGAACGCAGAGAGGTATCTTGAGCTTCTTGGAAAGCATCAGATTTACTCTGGAAAACCTCTTAACGAGTCGAGCTTTTACCGAAACCTTCAGGCTATTCTTCAAGAAGCGGGAGAAAAATTAGAGGTTACTAAAGCGCGTAAATCCGACAGCGTCGTGACTCGCTTAGTGGAGCAAATAAATCCAACTCAGTTTGCTGCCATGGCCTCTAAAACGCAGAGGCATGACACGCTTTTTTCGTTAGGGAATGATATAGCGTCAGGCGATGTGAGCGGTGTGATGAGTATTTTGGAAATGAACAAAGTTAGCATTGAAGACAGGGAAAAGATTCTTGCTGATATTTCTGAGCTACCCACGCCACAAGTTTCAGCGCTTTTTAGTAGCGTGCAGAATGGGATATACGCCGCTCAAACCCGACAACAGAATCTTGTTAACTACATTGAGGAAAAAATAGGCGGGTCCTCCTTCGCGCCAGAGGCCCCGATAATGGAGCCAGACTCTATGAAGTCTCTGCTGAGAGAAGCCAATCTTGGTGCCTTTCCCTTGGGTCCAGACGCAGACTCTCTTTCTGGTACGGCTAAAGACCTTACTGGGACATCTCCCATGCAGCAAAGCATGACAAACTTTCTGAGTTCAGGTGACCAACTTGAGCCTGCTGCATACGCAGAGATTTATAGAAAATCCGCAGCTTCAGCGCGTTCTCTTAAAGAAGATGTCTTAAGCGACATAAAAAGAAACCATCGCGAAGAGACTGGAACGGATATCAGCTTAAACGAGCTAATAATACGCGCAGACGACGCCTTTAAAGAAATCGATACACAGAAGTTTCCGCAAATCTTTGCTGCTAATTTTGCTAGTTATGTGACTGATAAAATGGCTAGTGATGACACTGATGCTACTGTTTCTGGAGGTATTGAGGAAAAATTACAAACGAAGGACCCTGAAAAGCTGAAAGCGCTGAATGATGGCAAGGACCTTCCGACATGGAGGTCAGGACCAATTAAAATAGCTCCGTCAGCCGAAGAGTTACTTTTCAAAGTAAAAGAGAGCGGACGTAACGCTGAGCAAGCTTTTGAGGCAACCATAAAGGACCTCTCTCCCGAAGAACAAGAATTGCAAAGAGAGCTTAGAGCAAAAAAACGTAAGTCACCTGAAGAACAAAGGAGCGCATTTCTTTCTAACTGGAAAGCTGGTGAAAGAAATTCTGAAGCGGAACTAAATCACCTAAAGCAAAGTAACATAGGATTCGCCCATGAAATGTTAAAAGTGCATTGGTGGCCTACAGGTTATAAAGAGTCTTTAAGAAAATACCGAGAGTCTTCGGCGGACCTTTGGGCTGCTACTTTAAATAATTTGTCTTATGGTATGCCGTTGGACGAATACAATCAATTGCTAAGCACTAACAAAGACGGCGTGGTTACTCCCTACACAGCTCAGCAAACAATAAACAGCCTAGTAGACAGCGGAAGAGAACCTAGCGTTGCGTCTCAAAGGAAAGGCAGCACCGGAAGAATTCATAACTTACAAGATGTAAGAATTCTCGTATCAGGACCGGGGCCATCGTTAGCGTCAAGGGTTCCTCTTACTGACTTACCTTTAAATGCCGCGTCTTACAGTGACAAAGGAGAGGTCACTGAGGTAGACGTTACTAAAGTAAAAGAGCATTACGCAAAAAAATACCCTGAATATACAGGTCTTAAAGGCGGGAGGTTTGTTCAGCGCGGCGGAGTAAACCTTAATCTTCTTGTAGACGCTTTTGAAGTAACCGGAGAAGAAGAACTCTTTAAAGTTCTTTATAGTCACCCTTTTTACACCAACCAGATTTTAACTAACGATGAATAGAAACTCATTTCTTGACGAAGAATACAAAAAGGCGATTACCACCGATACTCCTATTGGCGAGTCTTATACAAGAGATACGGGAGTTAATACTCCATCTCTACAAACGGGCGCTAACATAGACCAACCCGTCCAAGGAGGAATTGAAGACGACAAAGCGTCTCTTTTAGATTTCGGGGCCGACATGGGTTTGTTCGCGCTCAGGGGCGCGGAAGGATTTGTTGAAAGCGTAGCTGGGCTGTTTGGGGCTGGATGGGACCGCGATGAATGGAGTTTGTTCGGTAAATCCAAGACAATGGTTGGTGGGTTTGGTGAAGGAATGGTTCAGTTTGGTATTGGAATGATTCCCGGTTTGGGCACCGTAGGCTTGCTTGGAAAAGCCGGTAAAATTGGTAAAGCAAAAAAGCTAGCGGACACAGTTGGCAAAGGAGGAGTTGAGAAGCTTGCGCGTGGTTCAAGAACACACGACGCAAAAACTCTTTCTAAGATGGCAAAGCTTAAGGGAAAAGCGGCTACTGTAGTTAGGTTTGAGGCGGCAGCGGCTATTTCTGACTTTGTGGCATTTAAGGGGCAAGAGGCTCGCTTGTCTAACTTGATTAAAGATTACACAGGAACAGATAACCCTTTTATAGATTACCTTGCCTACGACCCCGAGAAAGACACAAGCGAGCTTGAGGGGCGCATGAAAAACGCCATTGAAGGGTTGTTTGTTGGCGGGGCTTTGGGAGGAACTTTTTTAGGGGTTAAAGGTATTCTTAAGACCGTTAAAAAGTTTCGCGAAAAGAATCGTCTTGTCTCAGAGGGTAAAACGGAAGAAGAGGCTATAGCCGCAGTGTCTAACGACCCTTCTTTGGCTTTGACTCTAGACGAGCAAAAAGAATTGGCGTCGGTTGGTGGTCGTATCATCGACGAAAAAAACCGCGCCGATAGAGCTGACGACTTGGTTCCTTACTCTGGAGAAGGCCCTTACGGGGGCCAGCCTTCGATTCCTACTCCTAAGCTTCCAAATGAATTTAAGATTACAGAGGAGCTAGAAGTTCGTCTAGAACGGGCGCTTAAGGATTTAGATACGCTTGAAGGAGACCCTAGAGATTTTCCTAATACGGAAATTAACCGTATTGGGGAGGAGCTTTTCGGGGCTAGAAAAGGTGACGTTGTATTTACAAGAAAAGGAACCAATTTGGTTTGGGAGCACATTCCGTCTGGTCAGTGGCTAAAGTATAATAAGGGTAATCAAGGTTTAAGAGAATCCTTTGAAAAAGCGTCCAAAGAAAACCCCGAGCTTTACGCTGAAACAAAGTTCGTCCCTTTGGTGAACGACGCTGGCGAAGAGGTTGCCGAAGTAATGTGGCAAGCTCCTGTTAAAGAAATAGCCGAAGGGTCGGGGCAAACTAAAGCTGATGACGTTAAGCTTAAGAACTTACAAAGAGCCAACCCTGTGCTCGGCCCGAAAGGCCGTATAGCTCCTAAAGGAACCAAGGTTGGGTATGTTGTTCGTGGTGGGAGAGTATACGCTGTGGCGTTTAATCTTAACCCCAAAGACCTTAACAAGCGCATTAAAGACCCACAAAAAGGTGGAGCTAAAGGAATTGCTATTAGTGAGTTTAGTGAAGGCACCCAGAAGCGTTTACTTGAAGGTAACGGCGAAGAGCTACGCAGTTTGGAAGAGGTAAGACGCACGGAAGAAACTCTTCCTATGGGAGAGGGAGCTGATTCGTCGAAGTCTCACGTTAAAGTTCACATTCCTAAAATTGACCCGGACTCTGCTAACGAACAGCAGCTGGATGAGTGGTTGGCTTCCGTTGATTTGGACATCCCGTCAATGAACGGCTCTTTAGAGCAAAAGAAAGAACTGGTTAAAGAGATTCTAGAAAACAAGAATAACATTGAAGAGGTCATTGCTGATTACAACACCAGTATTGATAAGCTGTTTAAACTTAAGAACTTCTTAACGACACAGGGAAAGCAGTCTATAAGAAGCGCGGCGCGTCTTGTTACGGGAAGCAAGTCTTACGAGCATTTAGTAGCGTTTACACGCGCTATTGCTAGAGAGGCGGTAGAACGCCGGGAGTTTAGTAAAGAGCTGGGCCTGACAAACGCCGAAGAGCTTCACGATAAAGTCGCCGAATCTCTTTTGAGTCGCGGACAAGCGTTTGGCGCAGACAGAGAGCAGATAGCGGCTATGCTTGAAAACGCTAAAGGCTCTATCGAAGATTTGAGTAGAATCTACGACGAGCAAGAGGCCTTGTCGGAGGCTTACGTCGCTCTTGCAGAAAACGTGCAGACAGCCGTAAAGAACGCCTTAGAAGCTAAAAAGAACGGCTCTGTAACTATTGTAAAAGAGTCTACAGATGCAGACGGAGTTAAAGTAAGGGAAAAGGAAACTCTTAGCTACCGGGAGGCTATGACGGAAGTTGAGTCTTCATTGGAAATGTTTCTTGTTGGTAAAGACCTGTATGCAGAATACGGGACTAAACTTTCCATGGGAATGCTCCAGCGTAAGTTCATTAAAGAAGGCTCAGGGTCCGCTGGTATAAAATACGCTACTAAAAGTCTGGGATTTAAACCTGAATTAAAGAACAAAAAGGGTTCAGACCTCGAACACGCTTTGTTTCAGAAGAAGCTACGAGGAAGCCGAAGAGAAGGACGTTATCTAAAAGAGCTTCAAAATGCGACGAATGCAGACGATGTATTTGAAGTTGCGCGTCGCCTTACGGACATGGCCCCTGACCTAAGAAAAGGCACTCAGTGGACTTTGAGCTGGTATTTTAATGCGCTGCTAGGCTCTCCAATTACTTGGGGAGTTAACCTTGTTGGTAGTGGCATTATGAAAGCGTTTCGAGACTTTGAGGTGATGGCCGGGGCTCTCGGTCAATACGCATATACTGGCAATGCGGACCTTCTTAAAGCTAACCTTAAAATGGTTTGGGACTGGCATTCTATTACAGAAGCTTGGAAATACGCAAAAATCTCATTTAAGGAAGAGGAACCTCGCAGTATTGCCGGTTACAAGGCTTACGATGACAATCGTTTTACTTCCGAAACCGCCTTTCGCTTCGACAAGAAGGAAGGAAACCCAATGTCTACTGCGCTTCATTGGTTCGGAAACCTTGTTCGCCTGCCTTCTACCGTCCTTATGTCAGGGGATGAGTTCTTTAAGCAACTAAACTACCGTTCTTACGTCAAAACTGACTTAACTATGGAAGCATATCGTCGAGGTATTAAAGACCCAAAGATGATTGCTAACTATGTAGAAGACAATTGGCGGCACTTTATTACTGAAGAAGGTCGATTTAAGAGTGAGGCAGCCGTTCACAAAGAAGCGGTTAAGCTTGCGGACGACAAAGGGCTACGCATGACAGCTCGGTCAAACTTTATCGACAACTATATGACGGAGAACTTTTACGAAGGTAATCTCCGTCTTGGAGACGGCTCTATTTATAAGACTACAGCAGACAGGGATAACTTGGTAGAACGCGCTACGGACTGGTCCTTGGTTAACACGTTCACCAATGAGGCGGAAAACGCAGCCGTAAGGCACGTTCAAAAGTTTGCTATGGGCAACCGTTGGCTTAGTTTGATTATTCCGTTTGTGCGGACTCCTACAAACGTAATTACCTTTGGTTTGAGCAGAGCTTTACCGGGGTTTGGGGGCCTACATCGCAAAGCGGGAACTCGCGGAGAATCTCCAATTAGCAAGAAAGGGCTGTTCCGAGGGGGCCGCGAAATGCTTGAAGCCAATAGCGTTTATGGAAAGCTAAGAAACGACGAAGACACGGGATATAGCGTTCCATCGTCTACTTTAGATAAATACCGTAATTCTGAGTATGAAAACCCTGAAATCAAAGAGTATAGCGCGACGGATGACTCGGCAGCAGCTAGCTACAGCAGGAGAAGTAATACTATTCGTATCGACCGCCCTCGACTGAGGGAAATGTATGAGGGGAAAGCGTGGCTTAATCCTACTGTAGAAGGAGTTAAACCTTTACCAGAAGACGCCTTCAAGAGCTACGAAGAATGGGAAGAGTTTGTTATTGAGCACGAACTAGCTCACCAACAATTAGGAGCGCAAAAGAAAGGAGAAAGCAAAGGGGATTACGAAAATCGCATAAACGACTATGCTTTTGAAAAGATTAAGTTCAACAAAAGCCCGGACAAAGGGTGGATGGGCGAAATTAAGAAAGCGTATGAAGATATGCCTTTTTCAGAGGCCATGGCTAAAGAGCACATGGCTCTTATTGCGCAAGGGGACGCAAGGGCTGCGGCGGAATACATGGGTCGTCTTACGACTTCCGTTATGACGACGGGGACAATATTTTACCTCCTCGAAAATGGAACGGAGGTAATCACGGGAGCAGCCCCAGAAGCACCTGAAAAGCGGGCTGCATGGAAAGCAGACGGTAAACAAGAGTATTCAATAAAAATAGGAGACAAGTGGTATAGCTACCAGCGGTTTGACCCCTTTGCGACTATTCTGGGTATTGTGGCGGATGTTGTTCATTACGGACAAGCTGCGATGGGAAACGAATACGGAGTGCTGACTGACGACAGAGAGGCCGAGGCGGCGATGAACAGCATTCAAAAAGTTACGGCTGTTGTGATGAAGTCTTTGGCGAACAACATATCCAATAAGTCTTATGTGCAAGGTCTGGCTCAAGTCATGGAAATACTTCAAAAGCCGCACGAAACTGCCGCAGGAGCAGCTAGGGACATTGCCGGTAACTTTGTTCCTAACATGCTTAACTGGGGGCAGACTCTCGGTCAAAAAGAACCAGAGATTAAAGAAGCTCGTCTACTTTTAGACAAAGTAATCCGAAAGCTTCCTAGCGGGTTGGTCCCCGACCATAAGCATATTAAGTATATTTCCAGCGGCAGTAAGCTTCCGACTAGGCGTAATTTCCTTGGCGAAAAAATGACCAAGCAAAACAAGGGTCCTATTGGAGCGTGGTATCCGGGGTCAATAGCGGACGAGTCTACGGATATTGTTGATTTGGAGTTTGCTAGTCTTGGGACCGCTTTCAGGGACATATCGCCTACATGGGCAGGCGGCTTTATTAACACCAGAGCCTACAGGAACTCAAACAACGTGTCTGCATACGAGCGTTACCAACAGCTTACGGGCGAAACAAAGCTGGAAGGACGAACTCTAAGACAGGCTCTTAGGTTTGTTATTAACTCTGAAGATTACCAGTCTCTTCCAGAAGTTGACGACTTGAATATTGGGCAAGCAAACGCTCGTCACAAGTTGCTAGGTAAAGTCATTAGTTACTACAAAGCTAATGCGAAACGAAAGGTATTAAACGAATACCCTGAATTACTCAGAGACTACATGACTATTCTTCACAATAAGAACTTATAAAAACTAACGACTTAGAGATATGGCAGAATCATATACAGAAATCACTCTAGGTGCTTCGGGCACTAACGGAGTGAATAACGTAAACCACGGTCCTTTTACGTTCGACTACATTGACACCGGGGACATTAAAGTGCGTGTTAAAGTAGGCTCTACTTGGCACCCAATAGTTGTATCCAGTGTAAATACGACCACGAAAATTGTAACCCTAGCAGCGGCTCCTGATGCAGCTACTTCGGCTGACCCAGCAGGAGCAGGTGCATCCGCATCAGATACCCTGCGAATCTACAGGGCCACTTCACTTTCTCCTATCGTTGACTTCCAAGCGGGCTCGCGGATTTCTGAAGCAGATTTGGACAACGCTTACAGGCAGGGACTATTTGCCGCTCAAGAGGTTGCTGAAGATGCAAATACAGAGGGCGGGGCTGGCGCTACGACTCTTACAACGAACTCCGTTCAATTGGTTCACATGTCTGATGAGTCCGTTCACACCGCTGAGTTAAAGGACGATGCGGTCACAGCGGCTAAGATTGCGGACGGTCAGGTTGGAGCAGCTGCGCTTGCGTCTTCTATTGATTTGTCTTCTGGCTCCAAAGAAATGACCTTTAGGGCGGGCGAAATCAGCGCTGGAGAACTCGCTACCACCCTAGACCTGAGTAGCAAAACTGTTACGCTTCCAATTACCAGTGGAGAGGTTTTAGACAAGGTTTCTGGTATCTGTGACGGGCATCTAAATAAGGCGTTTCACGCTGGGGGTAATTTAACTTGGCCGGATTGCGGCGGGGCTCAAGATTTAAGTAACAGCATAGCTGACATTAACGGCTCAAAAATAAGTTATTATCCGCCCACAGGCACAAAATGGGTTGAGTATGAATATAACTTTCAAATCGCCATCAATAGCAGCTCTTATGCTAAATCTTTGGCGTTCTTTAAGTTTTATATGTCAGCGGGAGCTGCCGATTCGTCTTATACCGAAGTTACAAATGCTAAATTTAGCGTAGGTAACGCTGACCAATACGGAACTAGAGTTCATTTTAAGTGGGTATTTCCTATTGGTAATACGTATTATGGTTCTGGTAGCTCTGTTAACACCAATAAGGGGGCTATAAGTACGTGGACCTCTGCTAGATACCTTAAGTTACGAGGTCGCGTATTTGATAATACGTCTGATACGCGCACTGCGAAACTGAACCAGATGTATTACTGGGACGATGCGGACAGCGGCTCTGCTAGCACTACAGATGAGTGGCAAACCACTATTTCGCACCCTATTCTAACTATTACCGCCTTGTCATAATGGAATCTTCGCACGTCCCCGCTGCGGTAGGCATAGTAGGTATGCTAGGGACGTTCACTCTTGCGGAAATCAACTCTCTTGTGGGTATAGCCGTAGGTGTGGCGAGTTTGTGCTATTTATTGTTAAGAATAATTAAAGAATGGAGAAACAAGTAAACGACCAAGAAGAACAGTTGAAGTCCCTTCAGGCTTTGCTCATCAACGAGTTCATTACTCGCATTGAGTCAGGCGAAGCGGCTCCTAGTGACCTTAACGCCGCTAGGCAGCTCTTGAAGGACAATGGTATTCACGCTGGTCTCTCTAAGGACAACCCCATGGAGAACCTTGTTAAGATTTTACCCTTTGACGAAGCGGCTAATGGCTAGGAACTACAAAAAGGAATACAACTCGTATCACTCTAAGGCGAAGCAGAAGAAACGCAGGGCGGGCCGAAACAAGGCTCGTCGTTTGATGATTAAAGCCGGTAGAGCGAAGAAGGGGGACGGGAAAGACGTTCACCACAAAGACAGGAATCCGAAGAATAACTCTCGGTCTAATTTGAAAATTCAAAGCAAGAAGAAGAACAGGGCCAACAACAAGTAGCCATGGACGTTCCTGATAAGCTTAAGGATTTTCGCAACTTTCTATATATTGTCTGGAAGGAATTAAACCTACCAGACCCAACTACTATTCAATATGAAATCGCTGAATACATGCAAAGAGGAGATAGACGAGCTATTATCGAAGGCTTTAGGGGAGTCGGTAAAAGTTGGATATGCTCTGCATTCGTTGTCCACCAGCTCCTCCTTGACCCAAGACGAAACATCCTTGTCGTCTCTGCGTCGAAAACAAGAGCAGATGATTTCAGCACTTTTACACTTAGACTTATCCATGAACTCCCTATTCTCGCTCATCTCCGACCTAGCGATAAGCAACGATTCTCTAAAATATCCTTTGACGTCGGACCCGCGCCAGCCTCCCACGCCCCCTCCGTCAAATCCTTGGGAGTCACGTCTCAACTGACGGGTTCCCGTGCGGACCTTATCGTAGCGGACGATATCGAGGTGGTGGGCAACAGCGCCACCCAAGGGATGCGCGATAAGCTTGGCGAGCAAGTCAAGGAGTTCGACGCAATTATCAAGCCTGACGACCACTCAAAGATACTGTTCCTCGGAACACCACAGTGCGAGGACACAATCTACAACAAGCTTACGGAGCGGGGATACCGTAAGCGCATCTGGCCTGCTAAATACATCACAGAGAAGACCAATCAGGCCAACTACGATGGGGCGGTTAGTGCGGTGTGTGTTGACGAGGACGCCGTGGGGTCCTCCACGGAGCCCTTGAGGTTCTCTGACATTGACCTAGCGGAGCGAGAAGCCTCCTACGGGCGCACCGGGTTTGCCATGCAATTTATGCTGGATACCCGCCTGAGCGACATCGACAGGTTCCCTCTGAAGACCAGCGACCTCATAGTGATGTCTGTGGACCCCGAGGTGGCCCCGGAGAAGCTTGTGTGGGCTAGGGACCCTAAACTGGAGTGGGACTCCTCTGTGCCCAATGTGGCGCTCTCAGGGGACAGATTCTACCGCCCCATGGAAACCATAGGGGAATACATCCCATACACAGGCTCGGTGATGTCCATCGACCCCTCCGGGCGCGGTAAGGATGAGACCGGATACGCCATCATTAAGATGCTGAATGGGTATTTGTATGTTGTTGACGCCGGGGGAATACAAGGGGGATACAGCGATGATGTCCTTAAGGCACTAAGCGTCAAAGCCAAACAGCAAAAGGTGAACGCCATCGTCGTCGAAAGTAACTTCGGAGACGGTATGTTCGTGGAGCTGTTCAAGCCCATCCTGACCAAGATTCACCCATGCACCATCGAGGAGGTCAGACACAACATCCAGAAAGAGAAGCGAATCATCGACACTCTGGAGCCCGTCATGAACCAGCACAGGCTGGTGGTTGACCCGAAAGTCATACAACATGACTTTGAAAGCGCACAGGCATACCCGCTGGAGGCACAACTCAAATACCAACTCATATACCAGCTTTCACGCCTCACGCACCAACGAGGGGCCATTACTCACGATGACCGCCTAGATGCCCTGAGTATGGCTGTAGCCTATTGGACCGAACAGATGGCCCAAGATGCCGATAAAAGAATCAAAGAACGCAAGGTAGACCGCCTTGCAGACGAATTAAGGAGGTTCGAGGAGTCCTACACAGGGCGCTCAAGCCTTAAATCCACTTGGATGTAAGAACATGGCCACTATTAAGCCCCCAAAATACATTTATGTGGCCGGAATGCGCATTCCTATTAACGTAAAAGAGGAATTGCCGGGTTCTTTGGCCGAATATGACCCAGAAATGCGCTGTATTAACATCCACGTTAGCATCCTGCGGGATAAACAGCTCTTCAGGTCCACTATAGTCCACGAATTGATACACTGTGCGCTGGATTTAGCCGGGGTGTCGTTCAATATGCCCACAAAGACCGAAGAACAAATAGTCACAGCCGTAGAAAGCCTCGCAGCACCGGCTATTGTTCGAGTCTGGAGACTCTAAGCGCGACGACAGGATCGCGAGAGGCGGCATATATGGACGCTTGGGGTGTCTCTAAGTACACTTAGAGCTGTCCTACGGACAAGAATAACAATCCATCTATAATGGATGTGGAATGTGAGTTATAAGTGGTTATTAGCACTTATAAGCCCACCAACCGGGCACTCATAGTGTAACCCTGAGCGCCCCCTGTCAAACAAAAAATGAAGAGAAGACTACGAGCCCGAGTGCGCTCCCGACAAAGGAGACGCAGGGTGACTAAAAAGACTTTTGAGCTTGTCCCTTAGCTCCCCTTTTCTAGATTGTTGCGTGTTGTGTGTTGTGTGTAACGCAAAGTCCCTTGGCCCTCTTATCGAGGGCTGAGGGGCAACACCACAAAGCCCTATGAGCGCTAAACGAGGAAAATACAATAAAGATACCCCTGCTAGACAATCCGCATATTTAAGGGGACTTTCGTCTTCCGTAAGTAAAGCTTGCGACGCTTGGCTCGATAAAAAGGGCCTCAAATCTAAAAGCTGGAAAAAACAAGCAGATGAGAAAGCTAAATGAAGGCTAACTCTGATATTAAGGTTATTGATGTTGGTAAATATTGGGGCCATATCAAAGACCTCAGCAAAAGGTATGTTCTTAAACAAAACCTAGATACTCTCTCGGTTACGCTAAAAGACGACAAGGAAAGCCAGAGGCTATTAGCGGACATTAGGTCCCTTTGTTTTGATGAGAAAATCTGAGAGGGTAACGCTATAGCGTGATTGGAGCAGTCCCCCCTAGCCCCCACCCCCAAGCTCCACACGTCAACACATAGCAACACCCTCAAGCTCCACACGGCAACGCATAGCCACCCCGGGCAAGCTCAGCGCGAACACCAAGGGGCTCAATTAGCGGACGCATAGAGGCTCAGTGCGGACTAGTGGTTAGCGCTTTGGGTGCTCTCGGCGTCTTTGGATTTGC